GATGAGCGCTCGCTGCGTGGATCTTGCCCAATCGCAAACGAGAGCCACCAGTGCGCTTTCTCGAGGTTCTCATCCGGGTCGCCTTTCTTGGTCCATCTCCAAAGCATTTCGAAGGCTTGTATCACGCACGCGGTTTTGACCGCATCGTCGCCAAATTGCTGCACCATCGCGTCGATGCACTCAATATCGCCGGCATAATGAGCTGGCGCGTGTACGTTTTCAGAACGGGATATCGTCATCTTTAAATTCCACCTCTTCCCAATTGGTTATTCGTGTGCCGGTAAACTGCGCCTTTATGGCGATAATGTTCACCGGGATCATTTTTACTAGCTCATCAAGGGTGAACGTGACTACACCCTCATTCTCAGCCAGATCAACGTGCTCTTTCTCTTTCACAATATGAATCGGGGTATGACGAGGCCCAGCCTTGGCCGTCCAGATTGTCGGCGGGGTAGGGCTGAAGCCTAGCCTCTCAGCTTCCCGCTCGAGCGCATCAAATCCGGCAGTAATAGATTTCGCGTGAACTCGCACAGATGGCAAATGATTCGCCTTGACCGCCTTTTCATAACGCTCGACCTGAGCATCCCATTTGAAGCGCGTCTCTGGGCTGACCTTGAGGCGCAGATAATCTTTTCCCCACTTCCGATCCGTTGCTTCGCGCAACGCGTCAATTCCACTTGTGATGCTTTCTAGTTCGATATTTTTTTGCATTGTTTAACCCCAGTCATCAGTAGTCATCATTACCCCCACCCTATAGGGTGGTGGGTAAGGTGATGACTCATGATTTGTTGACCGTGTAGGTGATGACTCGATGATGACTATTTCCTCTTTTTTTATTAATATCAATTACTTGCGTGAGTCATCACTTTGATGACTCGGGTGATGACTCTGATGACTGAGTCATCATTTGGGGTGATGACTATATCCTCGAGTCATCACCCCTTAGTGATGACTATGTCTGTATGGATATACAGTTAAATGTCGTCATGCTCACCGCCAAACGGCGCAACAATCTTGCGCATTTTGTCCGTCATATCTTCCATTTCATAAATCAGTCGCCTCGAATCATCCCATAGCTCGGTGACTTGCCCCCGCAGCTTGGTCAGCTCTTCGATCAGCTCATCGATGTCGCTTTCATGTAGTTCAATTGTCAGTTTCGCCATTACCACCAGTCCGAATAATGCTGTTTAAACCAAAGCACCGGATCTGGTTCGACCTCTTCCGCGAACGCCAAATCCTCGGCCATTTGCTCGGCCAGTGCCTCCATCAAATCGCGCGCTTGCTCGAGCACCTCAAATTCTTTGTCGCTGAGGTCCAAAATGCCTCGGATATGCGCCTCTTTAAGCGAGTTGCCTTGCTGCTCGATCTCATAGATCAACAAATCCTGCCGCAGCCAGTGCTCATTCATTCGAGCACCCAATGCTCATCGTTATGCTTGCCAACTACCTCTCGCTCGACCAATCGACTTACCGATCGCGCAAATGCCGTGTACCAACTTTTCTTGCCGGTATCCATCAGATTGCGCGCTTCCTCGCGCCAATCATCGAGACTGACCACCATAGCCATGCCATTTACTCGGTTAGACACCGGCGCTTTGCCGACTCTAAAGACGGCACTGCGCAGCGCTTTCAACGTCAACCGCTCGTTGGTCGTCAATTGGAATTTCTGCTTTTCTTCCGCAATGATGGTCGCCAGCTCAAGCGCTATCGAAGTTTGGCCAAGCAAGCCGTCGCCAACCTGTACTTGCACCATATCCAGCGCAATCGGCTCGGCGATCTCGATGTCTTTTTGCTTTTCGAAGGTCAGCTTGATCTGGTTGTCATCGACCCGCTTGCAGCTCATCGAGGTGTTGACCGCGCCAAGCAAACTCGAGCTGCCGCGCATACCGCGCCCGACATCTTTGCCGGAGTGATGGATTCCCAACACGCTGGCGTTGTGATCGCTCTGCAATTTGCCGCACGCGCCGATAAATTTACCCATATCCGTCGCGCTGTTTTCTTCAGCGCCGGCAAGCGCTCGCGCCACGGTATCGATCACGATTAAGTCAAATTCGCCCATTTCGGCGATGGTATTGCCCAATCGAAACATACTCGCAGGGTCAATCATTTCAACGGTTTGCGGCAATATGTAAAAGTTATCTATCGGCTCGTAGCCGTTGTGCTGGTGCCACGCCTTAACCCGCGCCGGGAGGCCAGAAACGCCCTCGCCGGCGATGTATAGAACTCGACCTGGAGTCGTGGTGCGATCATTCCAATCGCGCCCGGCAGCGACGTGCAAGGCAAAATCCAACGCCAAAAACGTCTTGCCTTCGCCCGGCGGCGCATACAGTACCGTCAGCTCGCGCTCTGCAATGACGCCATCGATCAACCACTTTGCCGGCGGCATAGCGTACAAATCCGCGATTGAGAGCACCTCATAACTGAGTGGGATGCCCGAATCCTCGTCAGATTCAAAATCAAGCTCTATTTCGACAGTGTTTTCGTCGACATATTCGGCTCGTTCCATTAATTCGACGTAATCGTGCGTCTTTAGGAAGTCAGCAGCGTCGTACTTATCGCCAAATTCCCGGAAATGAATCAACTGTATGCTATCGGTAAACGGGCGCAGCGACTCGATAACCTTGCGCGCGTGCGCTCGACCTTTCGCATCGTTATCTTCAAACACATAGCAAGTGCGATCGCGCAATCTCATCGAATGAATTTCGCCCCACTGACCGCCGCCGCCGCTGTTCGTGGTAGCCAGCACACCCATCTCTGCGATCAATGCCTCGCAGCACTTTTCGCCCTCGAGGATGTGAACTGCCTCATCCGGCCTCGAGGCGATTTCATGCAAACGATAGGGCAGGGGATCGATGCCTTTGCCTTTAATACCCGGTTTGCCGGCGGCATCAAACTGCTTGAATCGCTTGTTACCGCGCGCACTTTCCTCGCGTGCAACCTGATAGCGGATGACGCCATCTTCATCGGTGTAAAAGTAGCGCGCTACTTCCTTAAATGACTCTGGCCTTGGCGGTACTGGCTGCAATCGACACCCATGCTCGTCAAGCTGTTCGTGAATCGGTCGACCATCGCCGTGGAGTTGCAGTAGGCTGATCGCGTTGCCGCCTTTCTCTAGCTCATAATCGTAAAACTGCCCGTTATCGATCGTCAGGCGCTTCGATCCGTGGGTGCCCCAGCGGTACTCGTTGCCGTTTACTTGGCTCGGATCGCCGAACAACGCGAGGCATATTTTCAGCATCGCGTCGCCAGAAATATCGTGCTCTCGCTCGCTCATCATGAAGAAACCCCACGCCGGCGGGTAAGGGGCGAGGGGTTAGGTATGACCCCGCCAGCGTGAGGGGTAGCCTTTACCATGATGCGGCAGCGCCGGCAGACTCCAGATCATCATCGCGCAGCAGCTCGGTAGGGCGATCAACCCAGCCGACAATCGACCATTTTGGAATTGACGTGTTGCCTTTGCCGACTTGCTTGGGTTCTGCACCTTCCCACTTTAATTCAGCCAGCTTGTTGCCTTCTCGAGCTGCCGACATTGCGTCATATAACTCATCAAAGCCCATGAGCGCGCCGGTTTGTGTGCTTTCCCAGATTTTTCGCTCGCCATCAAGTGAAAACTCGACGGTAAAAGCCATTTTGAAATCTTTGCCGGGGGAGGGGATGCGCTGCCCTAATGTTTCGGCCCAAACTTTTTCAGGACCGCCGCCGCCTTCAGGCCAGAAAATCCAGCCGGTTTTCACTGAATCCATGTCGCAGATGATTTTGACGCCAGCCATATCAAACTCGACATCCTTTTCGCCCCACAACCGCGCTTGCGCTTTATATTTTATATATAAGCTGCCACCACCACTTTCATCACCCGCTAAACCTAAAATCGACATATATTTTCCTTATATTTTTCGTTTATTTAATAAGGCTCGACGTTACGCACAACGTAACACCACGTTTCAAAGCTGGTTGTACAAACCTGATCGTTTGTCTCTCCGAGACCTTTATTCAGTATGTGCAGGGGAAAAACGCAACGGATTGGCCGTCGATCAAACTTGTAAATCAACACGGGATTGTTGCCGCGCGCCGCATTGCAAGTCTGCGTCCACCACTCTGGTCGGTGCAGAAAGCTGCTGTTATCGGCGTACCGCTTGCATTCGATTGTCCAGCCATCCAGTCCAATGAGGTCGCCGTGTAGCGATTCTCGATATTGATCGAGGTCTCGCCGCACAGTGATGCCCAAATGCTCATAGATTAAATTGGCGATCTCTCGCTCAAATCCTGCGCCCTTGGCGCGACTGTCAACCATAGCTTTTGGCCAATGTGTTGATTTTTGTGTGATCGGCGTACAAACACCGAAACACCCCTACGCTTGGCAAACGGTATTTGTTCGGGTATGGTGGGTCAAGGGTGTAATTATGTAGTTTGGTGTTTATACCTTGATATAACGCAACTTTTTTCATAAAAAGAAAAATTAAGCAGGGGGCTAAAGTGAAGGCGATCGTATATTACCGCGATCGGACAGGCGGCAAGGGCTTGCAATATCAGCAAGAATTGGCGGCTGAATGGTGTGAAACGCGGGGATACAAAATAGCGGGACAGGTTATAGAAAGCGAAAAAGGGCGCAAAAGAAGCAAGCGCCCGGAACTCGAGCGCGCGCTGCGATTGGCACAACTGGCCAAAGCAATTTTGCTCATTCCGACATTTGGTCAAATGAGCCGAAATGCCGACGTGATTGGCAAGATGATAAAACACGGGATCGAGGTCTGCACGCCGGATGTAGCCAGCTTGAACGAACCGGGCAAGACGCGCGAGGTGCTGAAGGTGATGGCCAGCGTTGCGGAGTTTGAAGTGACTGAAACCAAGGCGCGCGCTCAAAAGGCGTATGACAAGATCCAGAGCGAAATTAAGCGCACAGGCAAACACATCACCAAAAAAGGCAAGGTAATTACTACGCTCGGGAATATCAAAACGACCAAATTGGCAGCGGCAGAAGCAACAAAGGCAAGGGCTGCGCAAAAACAAGATTATATTGTTGAAATTTTGCCGGTGATGCAGGGGCTTTATGACCGTGGCTGTCGCAGCTCCGGCGATTTCGCCAAAAGTTTAACGGCGAAAAGGATTGTTAGTCCTCGAGGGCGCACGCTGTGGACCGCCAGCATGGCGCGCAACATAATGGACAATTGCGGCATCAAACCGCGCTTGAGTGTTAGAAACGAATTGGCGCAGTCTGAGATTATATCCGAAGATGTAGTTGACTTGATCTCTCAAGATGGGATAAAAACAGCACAAGATATAGTTGCAGCGCATCCCGAAATGGGAATTTCTATGATTTCGCGCAAATTTGGCTTGCCGTATGGGCAGATTGCAAAAGCAAAGGATGAGTATGCCAAGAGCAACGACTGAATTTCAATATCCGGGCAAAAGCGTGCGCATTAGCGTACCGCTGGCTTCTGATGAGCACATTGCGACGGCAGCGACTGAGCTGCGCGCATTGGCAGACAAATTAGATTTGATTCATAACCATAACGGGAGAGTCAGCGAGCGCGTAAGGGCAGCGCAATGGGAAGTGCAAAGTACAGCGATCAAGCTCCGAGAAGGGGTACGAACGCTCAAACATTATAAAACAATCCGATAAGGACGAGGGTAAGATATGAACGTAAAAAGCATGAAAACGCCCAATTTAACTAGCTTTCGCCGATATGAGATTCGGTATAATAAATATTGCGGTAACACCGCAGGACGTGTCTATTGTGATCCAATCATTTCGGAGGGGAAACAAACACCGCAGATAACGGAATTTGTAAAGACAATCGGCGAGATTGCAGTGGTGACACTGTGCAGCGCGTCGATGGTTTTTTCATTCTACATGATATATGCACTGAAAACAGGGGCACTATCATGGTAGGAAAAGTAACCCCAAACCACATGGCTTCGGCCAGCATTATCGCGGCCATCCTCGGTCAAGATAAATACAAAACTCCCAACGATTGCCTGCGATCGTGCATCAACGCGAGCAATGGCATAGCGCCTCCCGATTATGTGCAGAGCAAGCAAGCCGCGTTTGGCGACCGTATTGAGGGCTTTTTAGCGCAAGCTGCGTGCGAAACCATCGGCGGCAGCAAGCTGAAGCTTGATTATGACGAGCCATTTTTTCACAAACTGTTAGCGCTTGCGTGCTCGCTTGATGCCACTTGCTTTGCTGACACCGTTGTCGAGCACAATCCTGAGAAGGGTATTTATGTGTTCACGCCCAGCAAAAAAATCACGCTGCGGGGCACTGGCATTATCGAGTGCAAAAATACCAGCGTTAAGCCGGGCGACGGTCCTGCACCGTATCGCGGTCCGCTTCAGCTTCAGGCGCAAATGATGTGTACCTCGCTCAAGTGGGGCGTGGTGGCGACTTTGTACGGCGGTTTTGATTTGAGGTTGTATTTTTACGATAACGCCCCCTCGGTGCAGACAATAATTGCAAACCGGGTGCGCGACTTCGACCGCCGCATTACCGAGCAAGATTTCTATGCGCCTGAATCAAGCGACGACGCAAACACGATCTGGCCTGAGCCGCTAGAGTTCGACGCCAAACCGCTGGCAGATTTTGATGAGGATATCGACGATATCTGTGAAGAAATCGCTGACGCCAAGCGCGTAAAAAAGGCGATGGACGCGAAAATTGATGCTTGCCAAAACTTGCTCAAAATAGCGCTTGGCGATCACGTCGCCGGAGTTGGCAAGCGTTACCATCTTGAGTGGCCAATGACGAACGGACGTGAGGAAAAGACCGTCGTGTACGCCGGTAAAAATCCAGAGCGCTCAAAGTCTGTGCGGATCAAACTAATTAAAGAGGCAAGCCAAAATGCTGCATGATGTCACACCGCGCCAGCACGATTTGCTGGAATTTGTAAAACGATTTGCGCTCGAGAACGGCAAAAATCCGAGTCAGAACGAAATAGCGCGTGGCATAAAAACCACGCAAAATTCGGTTTATAAAATGATGCAACTCTTGCAGGACAGAGGGGTTATCTTCCGTGATCAACTATGGGCGCGACAATATGAAGTTGTCTCGGAATATAAATTGAGAGATAAATACTGATTATAATATTAGTAATAATAAATCACCCCGCTCAGGCGGGGTTTTTTATGCCTGCTGATAAACACCGCTGCGGATCATTTCCGCAATCTCTTGCGCTCGATTGCCGACTTGAGTTGCCCAACGTGAATCGAGCAATTCAACCTTGGCCGTGTCCCAGTCGCTTACCTCAACTGCCGCAAGCGCTTTTTTAAATCCAAGTAATCTTGTAAGCCCTAAGTTAAAGCAAAGATCAATTAGTGCTTCTTTGCGCACTTCATCAAGGGAGCTGAACCACGGCAGCGATCGCGTTAGCTCTTTGATACAGCGCACAATATCGTTGTCGAGCAAGTAGTCGATCTCATCGTCGCTAAGTCCAAGCGATCCCTCCGCAATGCAACGGCCAACGCCGATCGTTTCAAGCCCAAGGTGGTCTTTGTAGCAGTGGGTTTCAACTCCCTCATGGCGCTTGATCATGTCTCGCAATCTGTTCATTTTCAGCCCTTATGATCGTGGCTCGCGCCGTAGTAAAACGAAATGATCGAGCTGACGATGCCGCCCAGATATCCAAGCACCAACGACACAATCGTGTCGCTGTTTGCGTCCGGTGGCAATATAGTCACCAGCGCGATATATCCACCAAAAAACAGCACGCAGCAAACTGCAATGAATTTAGGCGTCCAGTCACCGCTGCTGGCATACGCTTGACGAGCGTTTTGAACGTCGGCGGTTTCTAATGCAAATACGTCCACCTCGAGCTGCTGCATTTGCACTTGAAAATCTAGCTCGGCCTTTTTAAGTTCCGCAAGTTGCTCAGGCGTTGCTGCTTTGACCGCACGCTCGATAGCTTTAGGCTCGTTTGGTACGCCAAGCACGTTGGCAATAACAGACCCGGCAGCGCCCCCAACCGGTCCCCCTAAAGCCGCGCCAATCGTTGGGGCAACCGACCCCAAGAGGGTTTTGATATCATTGAATCTCATTTTTTGTCGTCCTTGTCCTTAAGGTTATTGAACAAATTGAACAGCACTTCGACCTTCGATTTCAGAGTTTCAACGTCGCCAATGAGCCGCGAGATTGTGTAAATCAACAGCGTTACGCCCACCAAAGGTGCCCACAATTGCGAAAGCAACTCGACGGAATCCATAGGTCACCTTCACCTTCGCCAGTAATTTGAATATATGTAAATCATCGGCACGACTAGCATCACAAAAACAACTCCCCACCCAATAATCACGCCGATCAATTTAAGGCTTTTTTCTGGGAGCATTTATGATTTGCCGCGCCATTTCATAATCAACGGATCTTGCCAAATCCGCAAACTCATCCAGATGATCGTTAATAAACTGGCAACTGGCGGGAGCCAGCCGGCGAGGGTAGATACCGCCGCGCCGACTGACAACCAATCGAGTGCTTGTTTCGCGCTGTCTTCCACGGTACTACCCTCCCAATTATTTAATGCGCTTCGACTTCAACGGGCTCGAACTCTGCCGGCGCTTGCTCGCCGTTTTGCTCAGAGGCTTCGTTTTGTGCCTGCTGCTGTTGCTGTTGATATAAAGACAACTGCGCCTCGAGGTCCGCGATGCGAATGGCTTGCTGCGCGTTTTGCTTTGCAAGGCTGTCGATCTTGGCTAGGGTCACATACTGTTCTGCGGTTAATTCTTGTTGATTGCTCATTGTTTCTCTCATGTAATGTAGGAACCTAAATTCTAATTAAATCTATTTAGTTTTGAGGGTGTTGTTTTGATTTAACAGGTCAGCTTAATTGCCTAGTTTTCACCAGTAACAATATGAAGATTGTGGATCAAAAACGACAGCCCAATACTCTTGTCATTCTTTGTAGAAGTTCCGTTTGGCGCTGTGCGAAGAACAATTGTAAATCTTGTTGTCTCTCGTAAAGTTCCGATTGTGTTCGTGGTGCTATCTGTCGTGATTCTTTGGATTACTTTTCTTCCGTATTCAGTATTCTCAGTCATTGACGTAAAAGACGTTAAGCTGTTGCTACTTAAATGAGTGCCAACTGCTGGAGCTTCATTGGGTAATCTGCTATAGCTCCATCCAGACGGAAAAATAGAATTTACAAATGTGTAGGTTGATGTGCTTTGAATTGCGCAATACGCTGCTGGGAAGCCTGTTGATTTCCACATCTCCTCCATTGCAGCTCCAGTTGAGCTGTTTCCGTTTCGGTCATAAACGGTTTTTGTACCAGACGATGATCTTATTTTGATGAAAGTGTCTGTGCTCGTTGCTTGAACCGTTACGGAATAATCCCCATCAAAAGTTTGATTAAAACCATTGCCCCCTGTGCTGACCATCGCCGTCAAGCTGGTGGTGCCGTTTGTTCCTCCTGTTTCAGTTGAGCTAACTCTTCTCAGGATCGTAGTGTCATTAATGGCTGACGGATAATAGAAGTCAGTGAATCGTTGTGTAGCGCCAGAAGCAGGGGTTGTGCCGTTTATAAGGCCGTACCAGCTTAAAGCCCTAACGTCTGCATCGTTTATTGAAACAGAGGTTCCGCTAGACCCTCCAGCGTCTTGGTGAATGTCGTTTAAAGTTATTTCACCGTTTGCCGGCCGAGCGCCATTATGCTTTACGTTTACTGTAAAGGTTGCCCCAACCGTTTGTGGAATGGGATTTGAAACGCCTTCTAAATACCACCAAGTTTTAGGCCCATAATAATCAGTGATGTTTGCCGCATAAGTCATACTGGTGCGGGAATAGCTGGTGCCATTTATTTCAACGGTGTCCCAGCCTTCATTGTCATGAACACCGTCAAAACCAAAGGTAATAGTCCCACTGTCTTGCGGTAACCACCAAACCTCCTTGATTAGATTATTTCCGTAGATCAGACTTGTAGAATTATTAATAGACCCATAAGGGCTGCCAAAAGGCGGCCCGAAGTCATAACCCCAAGCCCCCCCTGAAAGGCCGTTCCCTACCGTGACTATCCTTGATTCAATTGTTTTAGCCATTCCAGCCTTTGTTCTTCTTTAGTGATAAAGCTGGCAATTGCCGCTTCAGGGTTTTCTTCTTCTGGAATTTCAACAAAAAGATCTTCGTTATTGCTAAGAGTTACGCTGAATTTGATAAACCCGCCTTCAACAACGTAATCAGGCATCAGTCCAGACCGCATTGCATACCGCCTGAACCATTGTGTCCTCACCACTAATATCGGTTAAAACATCATCCTCACCTTCAATAACCGCTCTTACCCATTTCTCTATTGTCTTTCTTACCGGATGCTTCACAGGCAAAGTATTATCGTCAGGGTCATCAAGAGAAATTTCCGTCTCGACAATTATTGTTGGATCATCAAAATCTCCAACCTCTCCTGTTGGGTTTTGAACAATAATCCTCAAGATATTTTCAGTTTTAGTTATCGCCATTTTCTATGTCCTCTATCCGCTTGGTTAGTTTGTAAATAATTTCTTGCTGATCTTTGATCGCCTCAGTTAAAAGCGCCACCATGTTTGCGTAATTTACATGCTTGGTTTTACGCTCATCATCCATCTCGCCAACGACTCTATCAGCAATTTCAGGAGCCGCTTCCTCAATTTGCTGCGCTATAAATCCAAGATTATTTTCATTGTTATCAATTCGCTTGTAAGTAACCCCCTGTAACTTCAGAACGGTATTTAGCGCGTTTTCAATTGGCTTAATATCTTCCTTTAATCTGCGGTCTGAATAAGCAGTTACGTTATGGGTAAACGTGGCTCCGCTCGTAGATAGCGTCATTGAATAACTGCTGCTATCTGCTCGGTAAAGTTTTAAGTCTTCGTTATAAGAGGCAAGAATCCCAGAATCTACAACAATTTTTTGATTGAAATAATACCTTGACCTATCAGTGGAGAAGTGACAGTAGGAAGTGTTGGCCGGCCCCATATCAAGAGACCCGTTTGATGTTTGAACTCTTAAAGAATCACCATTGCTTTGCAGATATGTTGTTCCGTCTCTGTTACCTAAATAAAGTTTGTTGTCGTTAAAGTTGATTCTGGTGGCTGCCCTGTCACCGTCCATAATGAGTGCGCCGGTGAGGTTATTATTATGACCCCACATTCCCCATTCACCATTACCAATTTGCGACAATCCGGTCCAAGTATTGCCGCCACTAGTAGTAACTGATGTACTGCCGCCCCTATACCCTAGGCTTAGGCCGTAGTTATCCATTGCTTCACTAGTGCTGTTATGCTCGCTGAAAAACAACCGCCCAGACCCTTCGCCGCCAGCGTCAGTATTTCCTTCTATTGCTGCGAATCTTGTGCCCGGTACATTCCCGGGAAATGGCCCTGCATGACCAAAACTTTGAGCGACTGATGGCAGGCTTACCCTTCTAAGTTGAAATCCCGCATATTCCCGAGTAGCTCCTGCCGCGTTATAGTTTAAAAGGAGCCTAACGCGAACATAATAAACACCTCCACCGTCACTGCTTCCAAAAGGAGTGTGCGATGTTGGTATTCTGTAATGATTAGAATATCTTGTCCAAGTAGTGTTTGTTACATTTAATCCACTCGCCACAAAATACGTTGTTCCTGTGTTCCCGCCTATTGGCCTTTTTTGAGAATCAAATCGTTCAAGTCCATAATATACGACTGACCCGCTTCCGCTAATTCGTCTCGCCCAAAACTCCCCGTAAACTGTTTCGCCGGGAGTGACTGGTATATAATCAGAATAAACCTGTCTGTAGTCACTAACTCTAATCACACTCCCGCCAGCTTGAGGCCCGGTTGAGGCGTAAGCGTAATTATTTTGCACAGCCACGATATTTGACATTCCGAGATCTGTTGTGGCTCGGTTGCTTAATATTGTGGTGGTATCAAAAAGCACAGGGGACTGAGCATTGTAGCTTTGTGCATTATTTACAGGCTCAGTTCTTAACCCTTTCTGGTCAGACATTAGCCTGCCAAAAACTTCATGTTCATTGTTGATAACTGTTCGGTCATTTACTTGCAAGTTGTTTGTTACTTCAAAGCTGCCATCGGTGTAAAAAGTCGCCCGCCTAGTTGCATTAGTAACAATCTGCAAGTTCCCTGCCGCATTTGTTAAGTTATCTGGCGATTCGTAAATTTTCCAAAGATTTCCTGCCAACCAGCTTATGCCTTCGCTAACCCCCGGATCATTGATTGTTATTGCATTGACGTTGTTTATGTCGCCGTTGTTTAAATTGATGCTGCTGGTTGAAATGCTTGTTATATTTTCAAGGTTCCGGGCAGCGTCCATAAAACGAAAACCGCCATTAATTAAATCAACGCCAGCATTGCTAGTACCCCTGAAAGTGATGTCACCACCTTCCACTAGAATATATAAATCGTCCGTAGAGTGGATTTCGTTTGTATCAAAGGCCAGAGTATCTGAACCATCTGTTAGCTGTAAGAAGCCGTTTGCTGGTGTTGCGCCGCCAATAGTCCCTGAGCTTGTAACTATTAGCCTGCCATGTTGAAGGTTAAATTTGAATTTTTCAGTAAGTCCAGTTACCTCGCTATCAACCGCAGTTTGCTGTGCAGGAGCGTAAACCATTCGCACACTATCTTCGTCGAAAGCAACGTAATTTCTCTCTGCTGAAGCGTTATCAAAGGTGCTTTTCCATGTCGCGCTACCTGATTGTTTTACGCCGTATCCGATGTAGGTACCGCCAGAACTTCGTAGCCAACCTATATTTGCTAAATGATCGTTATTCGCAACGTCATACGCATCAGTTAAAGCTAAAAAGCCTGCGGTGCCTGATCCCATCGTTATTGGGCCTGATGCAGAAATGCTTCCTATATTGGTCAGATTACCTGAAGAAGTAATAATCTGTGTCCCTGCACCAGTGCCCGATGCGGGTTTAAGGTATAGACCTTCATTAAACATCAGCTTGCCATCAGCTAAAACTGTCAGCGTTGATTGGTTACTAGCAAAAACAAACGTGTTTCCTGAGCCATAAGAAAAACCATCTGCATGGTAATATGTAAGACTTCCAGTCTGCTTAGTCCCACCGTCAGTGGGAACGTGATCGCTAAAAAGAATACCTATGCCGTTGCTGTTAGTCGCTTTGTGTAGAGTAAGCGAGGTGTCAGTGACCCAAGTTGTCGGGTCATATTGTATGACCGGACGGTGAACATACATATTGCCGTTGCTATGTATATCTATCGCATCAGCGTTCCCAGTTTTTACAATAATCTGATTAGTTAAAAATCTTAAATAAGTATCCGTGTCCCCAGAATGGTAAAGATATTCAGTTGTATAAAGATTCCCAGACCCATCAATGACTTTGGTCTGCGTTCCCTCCCAGTCAGAGCTGAATCCTTTAGTCCCTCTCGCGTTTGATGTGTGATAAAGGGAAGTAACTGTCTTTCTTGATCTGTAGAATTTAAAGCCGCAATATCTTGTCGTATTAGCATTTGCAGTATAGTTAAATAAAACCAATAGCCTTGCATATTCGGCGGTCGAAACGGTGCTGTTCAAACGCAATTCAGCAACATTCAAAACGCCCCTAATGTGTCTCCAAGCAGTGCCATTTGTCGAATCTAACTCATTGGCACTTGCGCCCCAGTATCTTTGATTATTTCCTAAGTAAACTTGACTCCCGTTATAAAAAGAGCTTCCAGCGTAAAACAAACCCGACGAATCTCCACCTGAAACATATTTTGCCCAACACTCAAATATTATTTCATCTTCTTCACCTAAAGGGATTAATTCCCCAATTGATTGCGGTTGTATAGTACCAACAACTTGAAACACTCCGCTGGCTGGCGCGGTAGAATCATCTACTTTGGTAAAAGCAGTGGAAGTGCTGTTGAATTTTTTGCGAATTGATTCGCTAGTATCCCAGTCAGTAATAGCGAATAAATAGTCTTGCTCTACATGACCAACATTCCTTCCGTGAATTGTAGATGCGTTGACGTTTCCGGTATTAATGTGCGTAATTGTTGAAACGGCATCTGTCCCTATGCTAAATGGAACGCTCGCAGTTTCTTCATCTCCCGCATCGCCGCCGATAATCTGCTCAAATCGCAAGCTGCCATTTTGCGATAAAAGAAGGCCAGAGTATGAAGTGTGGCTTGGATTCAACTTCCTCAATTCTGCTCCGTAGTAATATCCACCAGAGCTTATTAAAGTATGGCCGTTGACGTTTCCGATATACGAATCGTTAGTGTCTTCCTGCAAGACAAAATGGTAATTGAGTCCTCCATAGCTATAGTTAGTGGCGGCGCTTACCTTGCTCGTGCTAGTAATAGCACCACTAGAGATAGTTCCTGAAACCGACAAATTTCCTGAAGTATCTACTGTTAAATCAGTAGTTGAATCATTGTTATTGGTTCTAAGTCTAAATAATCCACCTTCTGCTCCTAGCAGAGTTCCATAAGTTCCTGAATCGCTATCTTTTAAATTAATCCATGCAGTAGCATCACCACTTTCAAAGTTAGCAACTACATTAGTAGTTCCACTATTGACTTCTAGTGCAGTTCCGTTTTGACCTGTAAATGTTCCTGTTTTACCAGTAATAGAACTTGTACTTGTAATAGCACCACTAGAGATAGTGCCAGCATCAATAATGTTATTGCCGTTTAAATCCAGTTGGGTTGGCTGAAAGTCGTACTCCAGAACACCGTTTAAAGCTACACCGACCATATTTGCGCCGCTGTCATAAAATCCAGAATTTGTATCACCGACTTGAAACGCTGGACTTGCCGCTGTTCCTAGCCCTGACAAAAATCTGTCCGCTGTTACCAAACCAGTGCTAGTAATAGCACCACTAGAAAGTGTTCCGCTTGCAGTCAAATCTTTTACAGGATGACTAAATTCAAAAGAATCGCTTGCCGTCTTCCAGAGAATAGAAGCATCTGTGCTTGCGTCTACTGCATCTTGAATGGTTATACCCGCGTTATTGGCGGTGCTAGATGAATCACCCGTGGAATAGTTTAGGGTGATGTTGTTGTCTTTAACCGTCAGGTTGTCAGTGTCTACGGTGGTGGTTGTGCCGTTCACCGTTAAATTTTGAACCGTCAAAGTGTTGGTGGTATCGTTGAATGTGAAGTTAGCTGACCCGCCTAAAGACCCTCCATCATTGTATTGAACCTGAGTATCACTTCCTGCTGGACCTGTTACTGCTCCAGCGTTCACTGCTACGCCATTAATGTATAGCCCGTCAGTAAAGTTAGCATCGCCACCAAATGTCAGCTTGCTTCCGTCATAAGGGACGTAAATTGAGAACTGTGGGCTTCCTATGCTCCCCAAGATGCCGCTTCCAGAGCCTATAGCGTCTCTATCGTTGAAGAAGTAAAGGCCATGCAAAGGCCCATAGGCTGAGTTTGGTGTGCCTCCTGTTGTTCCTCTGCCTCCGAAAAATATAGCAGTAGAATCAAAATCGTCTGCGTTCGCACCTTCTTTAGACATTAGATAAACAGATCCACCTTTTATCAGCGTCTCGTTGTCTCTATTATTGTCTGTGAAGATCGTGGTATGTGCGCCACCAACAAATACAGCCTGACCAAAGTCAGGATGCACAAATGATGAAGCGTTAGGTATAGATACTCTTCGCTCTGTCGCAGTCGGAGATCCTGTGGAGGGGTACGGGCTTAAAGATCCGTCGGTAACAGTTATGACTACTTTTATAAAGTAACGTCCTTTAGGAAACACAACTGTATTCCTGCTAATCGGTATGTTTATAAAGTAGTCGTTATCAACTAGACCAACCGGAACTGATGTGCCGTCTATGGCATCACCAAACGGAGACATGGTTGGATAATCATCAAGGATGCCATTTCTAGTGTCTAATGACGCAACATAACTTCCGCTATCCTTAACCCTAAAGTTAGAAAAAACGTAGTTAGTTCCAGTATCGGTGTACCAACTGTCAGCAGTAATGCTTCTAAAAGATGTCCAAGTTTCTGGACTACCAGTCGATGCGTCAGCGTAGAAAAGCTCTACCTGTATACCGTCCATGATGCCGTTTCTGGCATTTGCTTGACTAGATTGCGTCCCAGATGTGAGCGGCCCTAAGTAATAGCTAACGATAAAATCAGGAAATGCTAGATCTTGTCTTCGGTTGTCAAACAAAAAGTAGCTTGAGTCATTAGCAAGTACAACGGTCGCGCTCTTCTGGCTGGTGGTATACCGAGACTCGGATGAGTAGTCTTGCTCGCCACCTGTAGCAAAGCTAACAGTGTTAGCCTCTACGTTTAGCTTTGACCCATCCCACGTTAGGACTTCGCCGGAGGCATCACCAACAGACAGCTTGTAAGCATCCGTGTCGTAGCCTAAGAAAAATCCCGCGCCCGTGTTGAACGACGACATCGTGCCGCCGTACATAGAGCCGGTATTACTTACGCTAACACTTCCAGTAAATGATCCTGAACTTGCTGTTATATCTCCGGTAACGGCCAAATTTGTACCGTCAAACGTGAGTGACTCGGTGCTTGAATTGCCTATGCTGAATTTATATTTACCCGTCGGAGTGCCGTCGACGTATCCAAGAAAGAAGCCTGTGCCGCTGTTGTAGGCACTTTGACCGCCCTTTATAGAGCCGCCTTGATTCATGGTGATACCGCCTTGGGCTATCTCTACATCTTGTTCAATACCGCTCTGCGCTACTGCTTGGCCGCTTGTTGTTGCTGTATCGTCACCAAGGTTGATTGAAATGGTGTCATCATTGTCTAAATCAATCCCGATTGTTGGGTTTGCTACGTTGCCCCAATCGACCGCGGCGGCAGTGACTGTAACGTTTGCGCTGCTGGTTGTTGTAGCCGGAAAATATCCAGAAACGGCGTCGGTATCAGTTGCATCGCCGACGTTTTTCTTGGCGCGCACCCAGTAATATAAAGTATCACCAACCGCATAGGTGATCGCGCTGTTGCTTTGATCATGCGTAAACTGCGTGCCATTAGTTTCGCCAATATTTACTGCGTTCGAGCGCACGTTTGTTGCAGACGCCCAAACCTCGATTGTGTTGAAATCGCTTGGCTTGGTTGGATTGACCCAGTTCAAAAATATCTTAGATTCGGCTGATTCGACCTGTAGCCCGGAGGGGGAGGGTACGCCGCGCGATGCGTCGGTGATAGTGCCAGTGCCAGAAACTTGAGAATACGATGTAGGGTTACTGTAAGCGTCTGAGCTGTCTTCTCTTAGCGTCAGCAAGACGCCGCCATCTTCACTAAAAACCCAGCCGACACAAATAAACTCTTTATCGACCCAGCTTAACTCCTCGATAGAAACTTGCACACGATCGCCAGCGGTAACATTCAACGCCGTATAATTAGCCGGGAAAGTTATAACCTTTTGCTGGCCGGCGCTTTTGATGATTTTATGTGCGAGTCGTTGCGCCATGTAGCTTGTATTGGTCATCGAAAACGACGTTTCTTTTTCCATAACGATGTTATTGTCGCGCTGCAACTCGTTTGACAATTGCACCTTTGGAAACTCGACCATTTTGTGACCCTGGCTTGGGTCAAGAAAAAGCCCTTTGATTGTGTTCACGCGCTCCGATCGGTCGATACTGGTCTTAACAGTAATCGAGCCAATCAAATCGTCCTCGTTAAGCGAGACAGTTGGGTTAGCATAAATTCCAGCGCGCAGGACGTATTTGCCGTTTGAGTAAACAAGCGAGCCATTCATGCTCGATAAGATTTTGTTAATATTTTTTTGATGGGTATCAGTGGCGAAAACAACGCCGTTGCAAGTAAAGGTTTTTTCAGTACCGCCGGGCACCGTCACGGTCGCATCACACCCATTGGCTGCTGTAATGACTGCCAACCAATCAATTTTGCTGCTTGAAACGCTTAGGCCAACGGTTTGATCCATCAAATAATCGATCGCACACAAAGCCGGATTGTCGCTGTAGGCTATATAACTCGCATTACCGGGAGAGTCGCCAGCATCGCCGCCGGCAGTAACTTCTAGCCTTGGGTCGTAAACCTTTTTGCCCTGCACTAATGCTTTGACGTTGCCCGGTGCGTACTTGTCCCAAGTCTTTGCAGATTCACCATTGAGCACCCATTTCATTGCCAAATAGGCAATTCCGTCGCCTCTATGATTGTCTGTGTAGTTTCCAAACTGACCAACAAACATTGAATCGGCAGTCTGCGGGTTTGTGCCGCGATATTTGTTGATCGTTACGATGTCGACGTTGTTCTTTGTTTGGAACGCGCCGGCATTGACAGCGCCGCCGGCAGTGTTGCCGCTATTTATTTGGTTGTTATTAATAACAAAATCATCAAAATAAACGTCCGTGATTGCGTTTACCTCATGCCCAGCAAGCACGATCGTTTGGTAAAGATCCTTATTGTCGACGCCGCCAAGCCCGATGAAACTGATTGGCCCAGAAACCAGCGCCTCGCCATAAATGATTTTTTGCGGCTCGCTTGCGCTTTTTACTGTTGATTGCCGGCTGCGGTCGGTATCAGGAACCGACATTTTGACCTCAAATAAGGACATTGCCTTTTTGGCAACCAAAGCACTGCCAGCGATAACAGCAGACCCGATGGCCATAGTTGCCTGCGCGCTGGCCGCGATATTCATGGCAACGGCAACTTTTGCACCAACAAAGCTGACAAAAGTTTTTAGGATTGCTATAGCTTGCATAAGTTCCAACCTACTTTGATCATCGATTGCGGGATATTGATAAAGCCTTTTTTGCCCAAGGCGACCGCCACGCTACCCAGTTTGATACCCAAAAGCTGGCCGTATGGCATTTCGCAAAGCACCGGCGAGCCGTTATCAAGTTGGTTGAAGCTGTAGTCTGGAGATCCTAAAACACTGGCGACGGTATCTTTTAAGCCACCATGTCCAGCGATGATATCGTCAGCCTGCCACTGGGATGCGTACTTGAACGTTACGAGGTAATCTTTCCCAGTTAGCTCTTGCACAATAAAACCAGCAAATTGGCAGCAGTCTGCATCACCGTAATCAAAATCACGCTTTCGCCATTTGTTTAAGGCTTGATGTATGCGCAAGTCCATTAATAAAGCACTATGTCATACGGGTTTATATCCGGTATCACTGGTGTACCAGTGCCGCCCGGCATTTGACTGGCTCCCCAGTTTATTTTTGCGCCTTCCACCTTATGAATGTGATTGAAAAACAGGTCGCCACTTGACTTGGCCTGCTGCGAAACATTCGTATACATAAGATTGGACGAGCGATTGAATCGTGATAGTTCCGATTCGCAGATCATTTCGATGCCGTCACCGCCATCAGCGCCCACGCTCATATTCATCTGATCCATATAGCCAGACCAAATTTGCGTTGGGGTTGTTATTAGCTCCGCGTCAGCATCGAGGACGCCTATGTAAATCGTCGCGCTGTGCATAAAGTAATTTTCGGTCAGTGCGGCGGCTGTGATGGTGGTATTCAGCCCTGATAAAGTCAGCGTGATCGCATAAGGCGAAACATCAAGCGCCTCTTCGACTTGGCTTATTGCGCCTAAATCGCCAACGCCCAGCCAATCGTTACCGCCCCAAGTTAAAGTGCCAAGACTGTTGTGTAGGTAAACAGTGCCGCTTGGAAATTCCAGCTTCGCAAAGCTGACGATTTCAACGTGCTGCGATGCCAACGCAGCTTTGACGGCGTCATTGTCAGTCGTATTGTCAGACCAAGTTCTACTCATGCCAGCACGTCCTCGACAGCTTCAACGGTAAAACTGCTTACAATTCCGGGTTGCGTTTCCCAGCTCGCAGAGCTGGCAAGCATAAACACGCCATAAATCGGCTGTAGGTAATCGATCGCTTGGTTGTCGACCGTTGGCTTGCGGATCGGCGGGGCCAAAGGAATGCCGTTTGTTGTTGTTGTGGTGCCGTCAGAGTTAGGCTTTGCAAACTCCAAACCGCCGTCAGATTTGCTGTTCACATCTTCTGTGACCATGTGCAGCTCGTTGTTAAACGCGATGTAGTCGCCAGCTTTTAAATATCCGGTTTGACTCGCCGTTGCGCCGTCAGCAAGCAAAATCGCGCCGCTTTGACTTGCGCCATTAACAAGCAACGTATCAGCAGGGTTGCTTGGTGCTACGCCTCGCTTGGTTGCTGCGTGGTCGTAAAGATACATGCGATGCTGCTGACCGTTTAACTTAGTAAGAAACGCCTGCATGTCTGCGCGATCATTTCCGGTTAGGTTGTTAAATTGCATTGTGACTTTCCAGAGCGATCCTTTGCGGCCAATGGTTTGCACTGAGTTGGTCAAAGGGCTTTGAAATGTTTTGGTGTTGCTGACCAACTCAAACGTGCTCGAGCTGGGCGTGATACTTGGGAACATGTAAACGGTCATGCTAGTCGCCCTCGTCTGATTAGATCCTGAACGATTGCAACCGTCTGCTGCGAGGTTTGTTGCATGGCTGTGCGTATCTTCATCTCGACACCGGCGTCAGAACCAGAAGCGTCGACGTTGTTGACTATAGTGACACCGCCACCGCCGGCAGCTTGCTTTTTCGTTAGCACCTGCTCGCCGGGATGCAATAGGGCGAATCTGCCGCCAATCCCGTCTGCGCCGCCCTGACGTAATCCATTCGGAACCATGCCGCCGCCATCAAAACTTTGCGCTTTGATCTGTGCGACCTGACCCATGCCAGCGGCAACCGTGGCTGCTGCCATCGCAAAGTTGATTGGGGGAGGGTAAGAGCTAAGGGCTAAGGTTGCGCCTTGGTAGGTTTGCATGACCGCCTGAGCGATCTGGAAGCCCTTATTTAGCTCAAAAAGTTTGCGGTTGTTTTTAGCAATTCCGGCAAATTGGGTATCAAGCTCGCCAAGCACATGGCTGGTTTGTTCTGTCGTTGTTAGTTTGTCGAACTCGGTGCGCCGCTTAGTGCCTTCGATTGCTTGCTTTTCTAAAAAGGTTAGTTGCTTGATTACTTTAACAACGCCGGTATCGTCTTGGTTTTCCAAAATCCCAGAAACGCTATTTTCGGCAATGACTTTTCCAGCTTCCTCCGCTTTAGCCATGATTCGATTGTATAAAAGCTCGATCTTTGTGCTCGGCAGCGCTTGAGATGTAAGGTTTTCCATCTCCGCAACTAAAGCGTCAATTGCTACTTGTGTTTCTTCCGCGCCTCTTTTTAATTCACCGTTAGCGATGAACGTGCCTTCTGTCATTCTCCGCTGGGCGTCTATTACCCAAAGAGTAAATTCTTTCTGGCTCATCTCGCCCCTGTTTTTAGCCTGTACCAGCAATAACCGTTGTTTATTGAATTCAGCTATTGCCGCCGATGGCTCAAAAACATTTTGAAAACTCTTTTTGGCTTTCAGGGCAATCAGCTCGACCGCCA